GCCCGTTAAAATCACCGTTTCCATGACCTACGAAATCCAGCGCAAATGACCCCCGAAGCAATCGACCCGAAAGAGAACCCGCACACACCGTGGCGGAAAATCAGCGTAAGCGAACTGCCCACGCTGAGCGGAAACCCCTACACCGACCCGCGCTTTGAATCGTGGTCGATGGGGGCTTTAGGACTGCTCCAATGCGCGTTGGTGGTCAAACAGGCGGGCCGCGAACCGTTTGCGCACCTCCTCGAAGAGGCAGTCCAATTCGAGCGGTATGCCAGGACGCAGCGCCCCGGACAAATCGAACTTTTCCAGCCATGACATCCGAAGCAATCGAACAAATCTGGCAGGCGCGCGAGCGCCTAGAGGGCAAAACCGGGCGGCGCATCAACCTCGCAGACGCCGCAATTTGCCACATCATGACACGCGACGGACACAACAAGACAATCGCCGCGGAGCTTTGGCCGTTGCGAAGCCATTTCAAGCCCTCGAAAACCGAGCTGGAATCCCTCGCTGACGCCGCCGCTTACCTGTGCGCCGCAATCGAAAAGATTCTTGAGGAAGGGGGCGCGCAATGAGTGACCGAGACGCCGACGATTTCGACCTCATCAGCGTGGAAATCATCCGCGAGGATTCCGCCGTCATCACGCTGAAAGTCCCGAAAGGACATTCAGGGCCACCGCCCGACATCTTCCAAGATACGACGCTCGGGGATCAGATTTTCGACTCTCTGGAGCCGTTGCAGTGGATTTGCGAAGACCTTCGCGTCGGCGCTTTCTGGAACACGCCCCGTCCGAGCGCGCACGTTTTCGACGCACGCCCGCTGATTCAGAAGGAGGGCGGCATCATCCCGAAAACCGTTTCGGGATCATCCGAGGGGGAGGAATAAGCGGCGGCTCTGTCTTTAGGGTAGCAAACCCTGTCAAGACGGAACTCGACACAGAGAAAAAACGGACACTAGGAACGAGCAAAGGAAATGCCGATTCCACTTCCTCCCACCGCTCAAGTAGTCGCTGAGGTCATAGGACGCGAGGCGACCCTCCGCCTTGCTGGCAAGTGCCAATACCGTCACCTTTACGTGCCAAGCAGCCCGTTTCCCGCTGATCATTGGGTGACGCGAGAAGTGGGGGAGCGACACGCCCGGGCGCTCCAAGCGGCCTTCCGGGGGTCGCTCCTCCCTCTTGCGTCTTGCTACCACGTCCACCAAGCCGAGCGCGACGAGGCTATCCGGGCCGCCCATGCATCAGGCTCGGGCATCACCGAAATTGCCGAGACCTTCCGCATGAGCCGTCAAAACGTTGTGCGGATCCTCGACTTCCAGCGAGCCGAGCGCAACCGACGCCGCACCCGCCAGAGGATGCAGGCGCTCCGCGATGCCAACCCCGAGCACGACCGGGACGAGCGAGCCCGGCGAAAGCTACGGCCTCGCCTCCATCCCGACGCCGACGACCAGGGGGAAGAGGACCCCCCTAAAGGTACTTCCGAGGGGGGCGGGGGTGAGGGGGCGCAAAAACTCGCTGGGGGGCTCTAGCGACAGACCAAAAAACCGCATTTTGTTTTCGATGAAGCCGCAAATTGAACACGTTCCTACCGAGCGACTGATACCCTACGCACGCAACAGCCGCACCCATTCCGACGCCCAGGTCGCTCAGATTGCCGCCTCTATCCGGGAGTTCGGATTCACAAACCCGGTTTTGATCGGGGAGGAAAACGACATCATCGCCGGGCACGGGCGGATTCTCGCAGCGCGCAAGCTCGACCTCGAAGAAGTCCCGTGCATCCGCCTCGGGCACCTGAGCGAGACGCAAAAACGGGCCTACGTCATCGCAGACAACAAGCTGGCCCTGAACGCAGGGTGGGACGAGGAGCTTTTGCGGGTGGAACTCAAAGGCCTTGAGGAAGACGGCTTCGACCTCGGCCTTGTCGGGTTCTCGGGGGAGGAGATTGCGGCGCTTTTGAATGCTGATTCTGCGGGTGAAAACCAGGAGGATTCCGGGCAATTTGCGGAGCAGTATGCCGTCACGGTTATTTGCCGTGGCGAGGAACAGCAAAAAGAAATTTTTGAAAGGCTCACCGCCGAGGGGCTGACTTGCAAAGTTGTCTGCGTATGAAAATCAAAATCAGAAACGCGTGCGAAAATTTCACGACCTACCGGGCGGAGCGCGTGAAATCGTTGTTCAACCCGGAGCGCGGCGACACGTTTTCGCTCGACGCAGAAATTCCAGGGCCGCACGAAGACTGGCAAATCGGGGTTGTCGTCGGCCCTAGCGGGACCGGCAAGAGCAGCATTGGCCGCAGCCTTGGCAGCGGCATCACCGACCTTTACGAGGGGTGGCCGTCCGACGCCCCTATTATTGATGCCATCGCCCCTGGGGGGGATTTTAACGCCGTGACGGGCGCTCTTGCGGCGGTCGGGCTAGGAGACGTCCCCGCGTGGCTCCGCCCTTTTCACGCTTTGAGCAACGGGCAACAGTTTCGCGCAGGTTTGGCCCGCGCTTTATGCGGCGCGCCGGAAATGCTCGTGGTTGACGAGTTCACGTCCGTGATAGACAGGCAGATTGCAAAAATCGGCGCTTTGGCCTTTTCAAAATCGTGGCGTCGTCTCAACGGCAAGAAAACGGTCCTCCTTTCGTGCCACTACGATATACTGGACTGGATCGAACCCGACTGGGTTTTTGACACGGGCGGGGGCGGGCTAAAAAAAAAAGCGAAAGTCTGTGGCGGCGACCGGCCATTGACTTGGAAATCTGGAAGGTCGACGCCAGTTACTGGAAGCACTTTAAGCCGCATTACTATCTAGATCTTCCAATGCCTATCGCTGCTGAGTACTACATAGGAACTGTCGGGGGGGAGCTTGTGGCGCACCTTGCTGTTTCCCCACGTTTTAACACAAAGGCGTACCGCGGCACGAGGCTCGTCGTTATGCCGGAATGGCAGGGTGCCGGGGTAGGGACGAGATTTTTGAACTGGGTCTGCGCTTACCACAGGTCCGGGAAAGGCAGGTGCGGAAAGAAGTTTCCGACCTATTTTCACACGTCACACCCGCAGCTTTGCCAGTTCCTAAAACGGTCTCGGGACTGGAAACAAGTGAGCGCGGCGCTGTTTGGAGGAAATAAAAAAGCCAGCGCCAAGTCTATTAACAAAAGTGGCAACGCGGTAGCGGGAACAGGTTACGGGGGACACTTCCGAGCGATTCAGGGGTTTAAGTACGTCGGCCCGGCCCTACCATGAAAAAACTGAACGTCCTTCTTTCCGGGCAAAAACGTTTTGGCCGCAGCGTTCTTCAGTTGCTGGGCGAACTCGGACACAACGTGGCCGCAGTGTGCGCTCCGACAACCGGCCAGGGAACCGCCGAGGAAGACAGGTTGCACTTTGCGGCGGCACAAGCGCGCCTGCCGATAATCCAAGCGGGGACGCTGACGCACGAAGTCATGCCGGAAGGCGTTGACCTAATTGTTACGGCGCATTCTCACGATTTCGTAGGGAGGAAAACAAGGATGAGGGCCGCGCTTGGTGCTATAGGGTACCACCCGAGCCTTCTGCCGGTTCACCGTGGCCGCGATGCGGTTCGGTGGGCCGTGAGGCTTGGCGAGCGGATTACGGGCGGCACGGTCTACTGGCTAAACGACACCGTGGACGGAGGCCCCGTTGCGGCCCAGGAGCACGCCTTTATACGGCCCGGGGACGACGCCCGGGAGCTTTGGACCCGCGAACTAGCGCCGCTCGGGCTCAGGCTGTTCCGCAAGGTGCTCGACGACATTTCAAAAGGAAAAATCGTCCGCATCCCGCAGGAGCACACGCTCGCCACTTGGGAGCCAGCAATTTCCGGGCAGCCCCGCTTATTCAGGCCGGACCTTGACCTCCTGCAGCCACCGGGAAGCGGGCTGACTTACATAGTGACCCGCGAGTGAAGGGCGCAAAAGCAAAACCTAACATGCCCAACGACACAGCTTCACCCACGGTCCCGGTCGCCACGCTGGCGCGCCTTTTCAACCTCACGGACATGAGGGTCCAGCAGCTTGCGAAATTGGGCGTGGTCATCAAAGGCGAGCGGGGGCGTTACGACCTCTGGGGCTCCGTGCGCGGTTACGTCCGCTATTTGCAGGACCGCGCCGCAGGGCGCTCCGGGGGCGATGCAGCCGAGGGCGGAAACTACGAGGCACACCGGGCGCGCCTATACGCAGCACGGGCCGACAAGGCGGAGGAGGAGGCCAAGCTCATCAAAGGCAAGTCGCACGACGCGGAGACCGTCGCGGAGGTCATGAATCAAATGATGGCGACTTTCCGGGCGCGTTGTTTGGCGCTCCCGACGCAGACCGCGCCGCTTGTCGCCAACAGCGACGACCCGAACAAGTGCAAGGCGATCCTCACGGACGCAATGCACGAGGCGCTTTCGGAGCTTGCGAACTATCCCGCCGCCGAGATTCACGCCCGACAGCTTCGACGCGAGGTTCCAACCTCCAGCCCGGACGACCTCGACGACGACACGCCATGACCGAGCAAACGCTGGCCGTCTGGGAGCTGGCGGCTTGCGTGGCGAAAACGCTCGCACCGCCTCCCAAGTGGACCGTCTCGCAGTGGGCGGACCACCGACGCCGCCTTTCCGGTGAGGCATCCGCAGAACAAGGGCAGTGGCGAACGAGCCGGGCCGAATACCAGCGCGGAATCATGGACGCCATTTGCGATCCCGCGCTTGAAATGACCGTGGTCATGAGTTCCGCCCAGGTGGGGAAATCCGAGATGCTCCTGAACGCGATCGGCTATTTCGTCGATTTCGACGCCTCGCCCATTCTCGTGCTCCAGCCTAACCTCGAAATGGCGGAAACGTTCAGCAAAGACCGCATCGCCCCGATGCTCCGCGACTCTCCCACGCTCCGGGGCAGGGTCCGAGACCCTCGCGCACGGGATGCGGGCAACACGACGCTCCACAAGCGATTCCCGGGCGGGCACGTCACGCTTGCGGGCGCAAACGCCCCGGCCTCCCTGGCATCCCGCCCCATTCGCGTGCTCCTGATGGACGAGGTGGACCGCTACCCGGCCAGCGCCGGAACCGAGGGCGACCCCATGCGCCTTGCGATGAAACGCACGAACAATTTTTGGAACCGGCGCGTCATGGCCGTTTCAACTCCGACCGTGAAGGGGTTCAGCCGCATCGAAAACGAATGGAGCCGCTCCGACCGCCGCTTTTTCTTCATCCCGTGCCCGCATTGCGACGCCGAGCACGTTTTGAAGTGGGGGAACGTCGTTTGGCCGGAGGGCAAGCCGGACGACGCCGCGATGAAGTGCCCCGAGTGCAACCTGACTTTCAGCAACGCGCAGAAAAACGCCGCCGTTTCCCGTGGCGTCTGGAAAGCGACCGCCCCTTTTTCCGGGGTCGCGGGCTTCCACGTTTGGGAAGCTTACTCCCCGTGGCGCACCCTGGCGGAAATCGTCCGCGACTTCCTCGCCAGCAAAGACGACCCCTCCACGCTTCAAGTTTGGGTCAACACATGCCTCGGGGAAACTTGGGAGGAAGCCGGGGACGCCGTTCAGGAGCACGACCTCATTTCACGCTGCGAGGTTTTCCCAGCCGACGCCGACATTCCGCAACGCGGCCTTGTGCTCACCGCTGGCATTGACACGCAGCCGGACCGCTTGGAGGTGGAAGTGGTAGCGTGGGCAGGCGGAGAAGAGAGTTGG